TAGGGGTAAGTTACGGGTTCGGCTCTGGTGGGTGGTATGGGCTCGAAAAGGGGCGAGCCGTTAGAAAAAGGGTGTGATTTTATGACGTGGTTTATTACAGAAAAACCTAAATGGGAAAAAGCAATTAGAAAGGCTGAACGTGAAGCTTCTGCGAGAGCCGAACAAAGAAAAGCTAAGAAAAAGGCGAAGTAGCGTATGTCCAGAGTTCTATGCCCAAAAGATAGACGGTCATATAACGAACGGAAAGAGTACGTTGATTACCTTGTCGAAAATGAATCGTTAAATGCGAAAGAATTAGAAATACTATCTACATGGCTATTATTCTCTAAAGATATTAAGTCAGGCAGAAAGTTAGAGTATAAGTTTCATCGGTCAGAAAAACACAGACGAGAGTACAAAGAAGCTACTGGTGTTACTCTGTTAAGTGATATGGCTGATTTCGCTCATGACGAACAAGAAGAGTTAAATGTTGATTGGTTGACTGAGGCAGTATTTAACGAACCTATTACCGCTAACGAAAAAGAAAAGATTGTATTTAATTACGATAACTACAAGGATAACATTAAAGACGAGGCTTTGTTATCTAAGTTAAACGATGTGATTGTAGATGTATATAAGGAACTGTATACATCAAATAACTTTGAATACAAATACATTGAGATTGTTGATTACTTAAGACAAGGGCTATCTAAAACAGAGATTGCTAGAAAAATAGGCGTATCAAAATCCAACTTAAGCAAGACAATCAAAAAGATATTTGTATAGACAGTAAGCAGATTAGTGCCGAATTAGTATTATGTTTAGAGGTTGAGACGTGTTATGCGTCTCTTTTTATTTTGTTTGTTATCCAAATATTACAGTTATGTTACAAAATAGCCATTTTTGCTCAAAATATGGAAATTTTCATTTTTAATCTGTGTTATATAGTGAAAGGGTTATTTCCTTTCTAAATAAATCGCACCCCGATTTTATTTAACCCATTTGACGGTGCGGGTATAATATCGCCCATTGTACTCGTACCATATTTTATATAGGGCGAAAATATCATAAAAAGAGAGAGTGTGTGTTTATGACAACCAAAAGAGAAAGAATTAGCTTAGGTAAAAGAGATTTAGAGGAAGTATTAGCAACTAAAGGCTACTCTAAGAAAGACGCAAAAGAGTTCATCGTAGCATTTACTGAGTCTGTAGCAGAATTACTTCAATCTAAGAAAGCTGACGCAAAACACGATGTAGTATTAACCTTGCCAAACTTGGTTAAGTTCACTAAGAAGTTTGTTCCAGCTAGACGTGTTCAAAACCCTCAAACGCTTGGTAGCACTCCTGAGTTTGTAGATGTACCAGCTAAAGAGCAAGTAAAAGCTAAATCTCACTTGAAATAATAGTGAGGCTTTAGCGTTATGAAAGTTCATATTGAGGAAACTGTAAATAACGCAATTAACAATGTTCTGTCGCAAGTCGAAAGAATCGTTAACAAGTATCCATCATCTAATGATAGTTACGATGTTAAGGATATTAACGACTTGCGTCAGTTTACTGAAATTCTTAACAGTCTAACCAGTACCAAAGCTAACCTGTATAGGTGGTGATATGATTGGTTAAAGCTAATAAGAAGACTTGTATTATTTGCGGTAAAGAAAAGCCGATAAAGGAATTTATCAAGCATAGAAACGCTTATATGTATGAGACTTTCGGTGTCTGTAGCGCTTGTGCCAAGAGAATCACTAAAGAGACGGGTACTCCTGTTGAAGCATTGAGAATGGCTAACATTCCGTATGTTGAGGAACTATGGTTAGACCAAAAAGAAAAATTTGAGGGAGCAGACGATGAAGCGTTTGCAGCATACCTCAGAGCTATCGGGCCTAAGACCCAGTTTAGTAATTTCTTGAGTGGTAATGTTTCGCTATCAAGCGAGCTATCTTCCAATAGTGATTTTGTAGTGACAGAAGAAATCGGAAAGCGTTGGGGCTACGATTTAGATGAAAACGTTTACAGAGCACTCGAATCTCAGTATAACGACTTACTTTCTATTAAGAAGCCAACTACAAACATTGAGGTAAGTCAGTATATTGCATTATGCTGGAACAAGTACAACTATCAACTTATGGTAAGAGATTACTCTACCAAATCGGTTGAAAAGAGTTCACTAAACAAGCTGATTGAAGAAAGTACTAAGAGCTTAGGTTTAGATATTAGTTATGAGGATGAGAACGCTATTAAAGGTGTTGGTATCAGAATTAGAAACTGGGAACAACACGCTCCTATTCCTCAAGTATCAGAAGACATGCAAGACGTAGACGGTATTCAAAAGTACATCGAGAAATGGCTGTTAGCGCCACTAAGACGTAACTTTAACAAAGCGTCTCAAAAAGAACTTGATATACTTGCAAACCCAGACCCATTCTCACATGATGTTGAAGATGCGGAAAGTGACGATAAACAAGATACAGAGTAGGTGATTGTATCTTGAAATCAATTAAACAGCAACAAGAAGAGAATTTGATGAGGCGTGTTGCTTACTGGCGACACAACCCTCACAAGTTCGTAGAAGAATATTTGGCACTTAAACTATTCTTATATCAGAAGATACTGATATACTTAATGTTTAAATTCCCTAGCTTTGTATTTATCGCCTGTCGTGGTGCTGGTAAGTCTTGGCTTATCGCAGTCTACACAGTAACTCTAGCAATCCTGTACCCTAACATTAGTATTGTGGTTGTATCTGGTACGCAGAAACAATCCAGTATGTTAATGCAGTCTAAGATTGCTGCACTATATAACGCTTCACCAGCAGTTAGACTTGAGCTTGGGGTTCCAGCTCAGTACTCTAAACTTGGTGGTGACAACCCACATATCAAGTTCCTAAATGGTTCAGTGATATGGGCCGCAGCACCAACCGACTCTGCTCGTGGTATTCGTGCTCAAATCATTGTAGTCGACGAATATCGTATGTTAAAGAACGGTATCGTTAAAAACATCTTTGAACCAATGCTTGTTGGTGGTCAGCGTGAGTTACAATTTAAGCTAGACAACGCAGCGAAATATAAAGATTACGAAGAACAATCTGGTATTATTTACCTATCATCTGCTTGGTATAAAGCTCATTGGTCTTGGAACACTTTTAGTCAACACGTTCGTAACATGGTTGACAACAAGGGTTCGTTTGCAGTATCAATTCCGTACCAAGTACCAGTATATCATGGTCTGACAAGCGTTAAATCTATGTCTAAGATTAAAGATGAAGCTGGGGCCAATATGGACTTCATGATTGAGTATGAGGGCGTGTTCGCTGGTGATACAGAGGGCGGTTTCTTCAAGTTAGAAGACATTGTTAGAAATAGAACCATTCAAAAAACTATGGTTCCTATGACCGATGAACAGTACGCAGAAAATCAACGTTTAAGTAAGCCTAAGAAAACGTGTAACATTAACAAGATTAAAGGTGAGATAAGGGTTATTTCTCTTGACGTTGCCCTTGCTGGTGGGTCAGCCAACGACACCTCAGCCATTATTTTAATGAGACTACTCCCGCATGGAGACTCCTATCACCGACACGTTGCTTACATTGAGTCAGTATATGACACTATAGAGACAGACAAGTTGGCACTTAAGTTCAGACGGTTATTTGAAGATTTTGAATGTGACTATGCAGTAATGGACGCTCAGTCTTATGGTTATGGTGTTTATGACGCTCTTGCAAGCGTTATGATTGATAACGAAAGAGACAAAGAGTATATGCCATGGTGCTCTATCAACGATGAAGCTATGAAGAAGCGTCATAAGAACAGTTCTGCTTTACCAGTCTTGTATACAGTTAAAGCTAATGCTCAGTTTAACAGTGATATTGCTTGGGAACTGAGAAACGCATTTGAACGTGACAAGATTAAATTACCAATCTCTGACATTGAACGCAAAGAACAGATGATAAGTAGCGAGTCTGCTAAGTATCTGTCTATGAGCGAGTATGAAAAAATCAGAGTTTTATCATCTTACCTACAGTCCTCATTACTGACATCAGAAATGGTATCACTTAAGAGTGAGATTGTAGACGGTGGTAAGGTAAGAATTAAAGAATCTGGTAAGAGCACGAAAGACCGATACACAGCTTTAGCGTATGCAAACTATTACGCAGCTGAAATCGAAAAGAAACTACTTACAGAGGAAAGCAATGAAGACGACTACGGTAGCTTTATTGCATTTATCTAATTAAACAGGGGAGTGGAAGATGGTTAATAACAACAACAGACGTAATTATAGACAATCTCGAAAAAACAAACCCTTGTTTGATGTTTCCGAGTATAGTAGAAACTTAAACACTAACAATTACGCTAAGATTGGTCAAGACTTCAAACGAAGATTATCTGGACTACAAAACGTAACTGTTACTGATTCAGTATTAGACGGTTACTTGCGTGACCCGTTGGCGAACTACATCAATATAGCTCAAGCAGCTATCAACTTAGCTTTCCGAGAGGGAGAAGTTAAAAACTGGTTGAACTATATTGTATCGTTACCAACGTACAACCACAACATTTTTGCGGTTCCTAACGAAAAGAGTAACTATGAAACCAGTGCAACGGTTAAAGATTATATTGACGTTGCCAACTACTTAGATAAGTACGACATCAAAACGTATGCACCGTACTTTATCGAAAGAACTTTGATTAACGGTATGTCTTTCTTCTATGAAGTTCAAAACACATCAGGCGTTGCCTATTGGGAGTTCCCAATTAGTATGTGTAGAATCTATATGGTAGAAGATGGTATTTATAAGTGGTGTATTGACGTAACTAAGTTACAACAAGACATCATTGACAACCCACTCTTCCCTAAAGATATTCGAGAAGCTAAGCTAAAAGAAGACAAGACTAACCCAGAAGAGTTCTATGAAAATAAATGGTACTTAGTAAAGAATAAGAAAGCAGTTGCTTTCTGTTTAGACCAATCTGTTATTAGTAACGGTGGTATTGCTACTTCTCATTTGTTACCATTCTTAAAAGATATTACTAGTTTACAAACTGCTAAAGCCAACATTGATATTAAAAACAAGGTTGACGCTGTACGTTTGATTCACGGTAAGATTCCAAAAGACAAAGACGGTAAGATTACCGTATCCGCTAAGGACGCAGCAGAGTGGAACAAGTTACTTAAGAACGGTATCCCAGAGGGTATTGACGTAGTAACTACTCCTTTTGACATGGATAGTATTAACTTATCAGGTGCTGCAAATGCTAAGGCTTACGACACTGTTAAAGACGCAAGCCGACAACTCTTCCAAGGTGCTGGCGTATCAAGTCAGCTGTTCGGTGATGATACTGATAGCTCAGTCGTTATCAAGTTCTCTATCACCAAGGATATTTCTTGGACATTGAATATGTTCCTACCTATGCTTACTAAATATTATAACAAAGTATTGTCAAATGTCAAGACCGAAAGCGGTATGACATGGAGAATACATTTCTTGAGACAGTCCAATATGACATTGGACGAGGACGTTAAGCGCTACAAGGACGCTATTACGGTAGGTGGTTCCAGAACTGACTACTTAGCTTCCATGGGCCAATCTCCATTAGATGTTTATTCTAAACTTCTAACGGAGCAACAAGTTCTGAATATTGACGCATTGATGGTTCCAAAAGAATCGTCTTATACCATGTCTGGAAAATCATCTAGTGGTTCCTCTGACGCTGAGGTAGGCAGACCCGAAACATCAGAGCCAACAGACGATACAGATAGACTACGTAGTGCTCAATAAAAATAGGTAGGGTGGTTACAATTAAGGAAACTAATGTATTACGACTACCAGCGACTTATGAGTTGCAACTTCAAGACTCAGACGATAGATTTCAAAAAGTCAAAGTTTGGGTTGCCCATACTGGAGAGAACTTAAATCATACATCTTTCGACAGGGAAACGTTAGAGGGTATGTCTAAGACCTTACCTTATACCCCAATCGTGGGTTACATTGAGCCTAACAAGGAAGAAGATGATGATTTCAGTGACCACCGACAGAAAATCACTGTAACTGTTGATGGGGTCAAGATTGAATATTCATGCGTTGCCTATGGGTTTGTCCCAGAAGACGCTAACGCAAAGATAGAATATAAGGACGGGAAAGAATGGTTAACCTGTATTGGTTACGTTTGGACTAAGTTCTCAAAAGCTATGAATATTTTCGAGTCTAGTAACGGTACTAAGAGTCAATCAATGGAAATTGATAACGTATCTGGTCATGTTGACTCAAGTGGTTTATTCCATATTGAGGACGCTAGATTTACAGCTCTATGTATACTAGGCGACCACGTTCCACCAGCTATGTCAGGAGCAAACGTATCATTCTTTGAGCGTAGTTTCTCTCACAGCTTTAAGTTGGAATTTCAACAGTTCGTCTCAGAAGTTATGGGACAGCAAAATTCTGAAAAGGGGGTGCAAAATTCTTTGGAAAAAGCGAACGAAACAGAGGTTTTTGAAACAGTAGAAACGGAAGAAACCGAAGTAGAAACTAATGCGACAGAAGATTATTCTGAAAAGGTTGAAGAGACCGTTGAAGAAGCTGTTGCGGAAGAAAGTGAAGAAGTGTCTGACGAGCAACCAGAAGAGGTTAGCGAGACAGAAGAATATTCAGCTGACGAAGAAGAGCAACCAGCCGAAGAGGTTGAAGCTGAAACTGAACCAGAAAGCTCAGAACAAGAATGTGACTGTGGTTTGTTTGAATTAAAATACCAATTATATTATGAAGATATTCGTTCTAAACTTTATGACGCATTAGATGGCGATGCTTGGATTATCGAAACTAATGATACTCATGTAACTTATCAAACTGGTTACAGTGACAATAGTCGATTCTTCAAGTCTGCTTATGCTATTGAGGGCGATAATGCGGTTCTTGGTGAGACAGTTGAATTGTTCTCTATGTTCTTAACCGAACAAGAGAAATCAGCTATTGAGTCTCAGCGTGAAATGATTGAGTCACTCAACAGTGCTATTGCTGAATTACAAGAATTTAAGGCACAGGTTGAGCTTGGAGAAAAACTAAGCTTAATTGACAGTTATGCTACTCAAATGTCTAATGAGGTAGTAAAAGAGTTTAAGGATAATGCTTCTAATTACAGTTTAGAAGAATTAGATAAAGAATTGATTTATGCAATTCACAAAAATGACAGTAAAAATATGAACGCAAGTGCAAGTGTAGCCGCTTACTCATTCAATGGTAAGACAGAATCTTATGGCTACGGTAGCTTAGACGCATATTTTAACAGAAAATAAGGAGACTATTAGATGGCAAAGAAAAACTATTTACGTCTTGACAAAATTAGCAACTCTGCCCACATTGAATCAGTAGTATTAGCTGACGCTGAATTACTTGCTGGCCAATTCGTTAACTTGGGTAAAGTTGTAGATACTGAACAAGGTGAAGCTGTTGTTGCTACCAAAGCGGTTACTAAAGCTAAAGCTGACGCTATTGTAGCACCTGTATATATTGACAAAGGTTACGCTGACTACGACCGTTTAGCTGACTCAGTGAAAGCTGGTAAGGTTACTCGTGCTATCATCTTCCAAAAAGGTGACGTAGTAAGTATTAACAAAGAAAACGCTATGGGTATTGCTGAAAACGACAACGTAACTGTTGGTGCTGATGGCTTTGGTTTCGCTAAAGCTGCTACTGGTGATGTAGTTGTTGGTAAGGCAATCGCAATCGAAACCGAAAGAAACGTGGGCGAATTAGTAGTAATTCGTTTCGACCGTTAATAGGGGGTTCTCATGAATTTACAAGATATTGCAAAATTGTCTAAAGACCTTTATACTAACAAGGCTTTATCATTCAACGAAAAATCTGGCCAAGATGTAATGCGTGAAGTATTCTTCAACGTATTAGGTGTACCAGCTGGTACTACTGGTCAAAATATGTTGACTGCATTTAACAAAAACAGATACGATGTTTACCAAGTTATCTCTACTGCTTTGACTGCTGCTATTCCAGCTGGCGTTAAAGGTAAGTATGACAACTTAGCTAACACTTTAGTGATTGGCTTCTCTGACGTTGCTCGTTTCACTAACCGTAACAGAGACTTGTTCCGAGTAGCTTTAATCGCTGCTGGTACTCAAGACCTCAGAAGACAAGAAAAGCTTGACGCATACTACACTTTAGAAACCGACAAGTACGGTGTTAAAGTTTATACTGAGTTAGAGCAATTCTTGAATGGTCAAACTGACTGGACTGACTACGTTGACCGTATTCGTGAGTCATTTGAAAACTTTGTGGGTGAGCGTATCTATGACGCAATCACTAAAGCATACAACGCTTTAAGCACTCCTTACAAAGAAAACAACACTGGTTCTTTCGATGTTGACAAGACTCTTGCTTTGGCTGAACGTGTGTCTGCTAAAGCTAACGCTTCAGTAGCAATTTATGGTACTGTTTCAGCTCTTAACAAGTTGACTGGCGGTATCCAATCTTCTGACAACATGAAAGATGAAAAGAACCAATACGGTTACTTGAAGACATTCAATGGTATTCCATTGATTGCAATTCCTCAAGGTTTGAAAAACGGTAAAGACGAGTTTGCTATCAGCGACAAAGCTTTACTTGTTATCCCTAACGGCGAAAAAGTCGTTGACGTAGCTCTTAAAGGTGATGTTCTCGTTGTAGACGCTCCAGCTACTGAACATAACGCTTTACAACCAGAATACCTCGTTCAATACGAAATTGGTGTTGCTGCTCGTAAGGCTGCTGTATTCGGGGTTTCTGTAATCTCTTAATAGATTATGACTTTAGGGCCAGTCTTGGCTGGCCCACTTTTATATAAATTGTGTGTGCGAGGGAGAGAGCAAAATGGCACAAAAGATTAATAAAGACACTGATATTGTAGTTACTAGCGGTTGCGTAACTAGCTATAGTTATCCTAAATATGGTTTCAACTTAGAGGCATTAGGTGACGAAGCAACATTGACATTTGGCGAATTGAGAGCTATTGCTATGAGTAGCGATAAAGTGGCTCTTCATAAATTTTACATTATGCCAACTGAAATTTTAGAAGAAGAGTTCGATATGAACGATTTAATTAAACAACTTCGTATGGAAAAACCATACAACGAAGCACGAAAAGTGTTCGGTTTAGATGAGGACGATATTATTACAGCAGACTCATTTATTGATTTTATTAAAGATTCAAGTGTAGACGAGCTTAAAGAAGCTCTTAAAAACCCTAATTTAAGCGGTAGATTGTCAGATATTACCGTTGGCTTGTATCGTGAGAACGAAGTACAGGTAGATAAGTTGCGTGTGGTATTGGAACACAACAATATTGACTTAGGGGCTTTCATTTCTGACACTATCGAATAGGAGAGGTTTGAGCGATGGCTACTAAGTTTCAGGATATTTACGACTTATTCTTATCTGGTATTCAAGACTACGAATTAGCTAACATTGACGAAGATGTTATTGACAGATTCTTGAAACAGTATTTACTTTTGTCTTTACCGTATGTGATTGAGGCAAATAGTGATATTGAAGATATAGACTTAGAAAATGAACAATTTAATATTGACCTTACTTTAACAGAGCAAGCATTGGTAGCCAAAGCTATGACCATCGTTTGGGTGGACAGGGAACGCAAGAACCTTGATATTTTAAGAAAGACAGTTGGTGATAGAGACTATAAGACAGTCTCTACCGCTGACCAATTAAAACAGTTAACAAACACCCATACTGCTCTTAGAAAAGAGTTAGAACAACAGTTGATTGATTATTCTTATAGACGGGGTAACAACTGGTCTAGCTTCTATAGGGGGTAATGACGGTGGGAAGACGTAATTACTTTAAGTACTACGTTGACATGATTAGACAACGTGGCCTTAACCCTTACGACAGAAATATGTCTTATAAGAACAGGGACTTCCAACAGTTCTTTTCTGAGACATTAACAAAACATGATTGCACGATTGACGGTGTTCCAGCGAAACTAGTTTTCCAAGACCACTCTCAATCCAACAACAAAGACCTTTCAGACGACAAGTACATTGTTGCTGAAAACGAAACCAAAGTGCACGTTGGCTCTTACATTGAGTGGGCTGATTCATTATGGCTTGTATTTACAGAAGAACATAAGACCATCGCTACTCACCAACAGTTGAAAATCAAACACGTTAACGAAACAATTAAATGGATTAGAAACGGTAAGGTTGTCAACAAAGGGCAAGGATATGGCGCTTATGTTCAATCTCAAACCTTGTATACCATGGGTGTGGCTCAAACACCTTTACTAGATGTAGTTGACTCTAAAATGGCTATGTATATGCAATACAACGAAGAAACGGCCAGACTGAAAGAAGACGAAAGAGTCTTTATTGGGAAACGGGTCTATAAGATTAAGTTTATGGACGCTGTATCAAGAAAAGGACTTATCTTCTACTTACTAGATGAAGATAGGGTTGGACAGCTTGATAATGTCGAAGAATCTATCGCAGACTACTATAAGTATTATGGTAAGAATGATGATTATGTCAAAGATAGTGACGACTCACCTAATAAGACACTGACAATTTTGGGTGAGAAATACCCCCGAATTGGTAGAACGTATGAGTATACTATTAAAGGTGGCGAATCAGTAGAGTGGGTTCTTGAACACGATACATCGGGAGAGCCAATCTATAAGAGTTTTGAGAAAACCGATAAGTCATTAAAGATTAGCTTTAGTGCTAATACAGACTTGATTGGAAACAAAGCTACTATTATTGCTACATCAAAAGACGGACAATACGCTGCACTTCACCTTTCACTGATTAAGAGGTTTTAATATGACCGAAGTATTTACTATGATGGGGCATAAAGGCCCGAACGAAAGCGAAACAGGCGTAAATTATAATAACGGTTTTTCCAAAATCTCTGACTGGAAATCAGAGTGTATGGCCCGTATTTACAAAGATGAAACACTCTTGAAAATGCTTAGATATAGCATACCTGACTGGGACAAATCTCCTAAGTTAACTGACCAAGATAAAGATGAAATCATGGACACTTGCGTATATCCTATGGGTCATATTGACAAGATTGCACAGAAACAAAGAAGCTATATCGGAATTGACCTATCAAACTGGAAACTGTTTGAGGGTTTCAGACGATTCTCTTACAAGTTTATCAGTGGTATCTTGTACTTCCATGTACTTGTAGACATCAATATCCTTAGAACTAATGAGGGAGTCCGTTCTGACTTAATCATTGGTAGACTGATGTCAATTTTTGATGAAACTGAGTTTGCTGGCCTTGGCGAATTGAAGTTTGAAACTTGCTTTGAACGCAAGGTAGATAACGCAAGCCATGTTGGTTACTCACTTGGTTTCAGAATTACAGAGCTTAAGAATTGAGCCAACTAGACTACAACCTGTTATTTGATAAGCCTGTTGAAATTGACCATGGAATATATCTTCACTGCCCAAAGGTAGAAGATATTGCTAAAGATTATGAAGAGTTTAGTAGGTTTTGTACGGTATTTACAGTCGAGCCTTTTGAAATCTTCGCTACAAGACGAGACGTAAATGATTTGACAAAGCGGTTCCCTACTATATGGTCACTCATGCGACATAAAGATATGAATGTACCAGTAGGGCAAGACGCTTTCGGATTTGATAGTATTTATGACGCTGTTGTTCAATCAATTTCTTACTGGACTAAGTTACCTGTTAGTGTATTAGACGAAGAGGGTAATGAGGCTGGGTTTCAGCTTCTTGGTAACGGTAAGATTGTCTATCCTGATAAGGAATGGATAATTGATGAAGAGGTGTTTATCACAATAGGAAACCTGATAAAGGATATTATTGGGTATTCGGGGCCTGACGAAGAACTTAGACCGCCACTGATTACAAGTGACGCTAGTTACAAGGCATGGCTTAACCTCTACGAACAGACGATTAAGAGTCGAGCTAGGAAATCGGGTAGCTCCGTTCGACTCACTGATAAAATTTTGATTTTATCCATCAAATCCGACCTAAGACTACTACCCGCTGACATCATGAAAATGACGCTATTCATCTTCAATAAACTGTATATCGGACTGTCTGCCAAAGAAGATTACGAACAAAGGTTCGCACTCTTTACGTCCGCTAAGTTTACAGGTGTTGACGCTCCCGACTCTTGGGAACGTAGATGGAAGTCGTTGTTTAATAATAATAATTAGAGGTGACATAATGCAATATGGTATGAGAACGGTTGCTAATATGTTTTTAGTTAACCAAAGAACCAAACAACCAGAATTGTATATTGACTATGCAAACACCAGTTCGGTAGAGTTCAGCTCTGAGTCCGTTTATGCTACTGCTGGCGGTGCGAACGCTATTCGTTGGGATAAAGATAAGACTGGTACTTTGACAGTCGAAACCGAATTGTTTGACTTGAGCTTGCTCCAAATGATTATGGGTTCTGACCGTAAAGAGGGTATTGACAGTATCTTCCAACAAAAACGTGTTGTGCTTGGCGCAGACATGAATGTTAAGTTAGGTACTACTGCTCTTGACCCAGCAACTATCACTATCGTGAAGTTGAAGAGTGCAGAAGACTCTGAGTTTGATGGCGCTCCACTTTACAATGGTTCTGCTGCTCAAGCTAACTTACCTAAACAAGTTAAAGACGTTACAGTTTCTGTTAACGCTACAACTGCTCGTATTACTTTCCAACCTGTTTCTGGTGTTAAGCAATACGAAATCTTGCGTAACGGTAACTCATTGACTACTATCAGTGCTACCGCTTACACAGATTCTAAATTGACTGCTGAAACTCAATACGAGTATGAAGTTCGTGCAATTAACCAATTTGGTAAAGGTCCTAAGTCTGCTAAAGTTAAACCAACAACTTCTGCTGCTGGTGTAACTGACTTAACTACTTTCAAAGCAACTACCGCTGACAAGAACGCTGCTGCTAACAACACTGGCGAACTCGTAACTCCAGCTGGTGCTGACGTAAGCTACTCTTACGCTGATGGTACTATCACCTTTACTGGTGCAGCTATTGGTGACGCTTACTCTGTATCTTACATGGAGCAAGTTGACAACGTTCGTACCTTGAAAGTTGTTTCCGACAAGTTCCCTGACTCTTACGAAATCTTCGGTGAGTCTAAGCTTCGTGAGCGTAACACTGGTGTCGATAGAATGGTTCAAATTCACTACTACAACGTGAAACCACAATCTAACTTCACCCTTTCTCAAAGTGCGTCTGACCCAACCTCACTTTCTATTGTATTTGACGTGTTCCCTAAAGAAACAATCAACAAAGAAACTGGTGAAGTTGAAAAACTCATGATGGACTACAAGATTATTCAATAATCATTCTCTGGGAGTGGGATATTCCCGCTCCTATTTATATAAGTGAGGGCAGTTTATGAGTGAAAAATTAGTCATTAAATATCTATCACCCTCGACTGGGCAGCACGAATTTGCCACAGTACAAGATGTTGGTGATTTAGAAAAA